AATATGTTCTTCTTATTGAATTAGTTTCTTCACCATTGAAAGAATAAACAGCACCTATTGTATTTTCTTCAGGATTAAAGTATGTTCTGAATTTATAAACTTTAGTACCCACTTGATTACAATAAACATACTTGAAATATCTTGTAGGATATGGTTGTGGTCTTACACTATTGTTAGTTTGAACCAGTTCTACCTTTGTAAGTTCAGGATTAGTTAAATCAAATCCCTCCAACTTATTCACATAGAAATATTGTTCTTGTATTTTAATTAAATCATTCGGTCTTAAGTTTTGAACATCAGGTAGTTTTAAATTAAACTGACCTGATAAAAATCTTGTATTCTTGTTATATAAATTATCTACTCTATTTGAATAAAATAAATCATATGCGTCTTGGTCAGTATATGCGTTGAATGTTGGAATACCTAAACCAATATCATCGGGTTCTTGTGAATTAAATAAAACACATATACTATCGTTATTAATCTTATTACTATCAGGATTACCAAATGGCATTGTATGACTTACCACAGGATTTACAAGTGAACCTATAGCATATGTATTACCATCAGGACCTACAGGGCCAGGATTTACACCTGTTGATGGTTGTATTCTAAAGAACATATTGTTAATTCTAAACGAACTAGCAAAGTTAAAACTCTCACCAACCGTATCTAAGAATGGAGATAAGTTCCCAAGATTATAGATTAATCTCGGTTTTTGTTTTAGACCTGTATATCTCCATATAACTTTTTCAGAACTACCTGATGGTTGATTATTAGATTGACCAGCATAGTTAATACCTAATGGTATACCTATGTTATTATCCCACTTACGAATTACTTCGGGTGCAAAGATTGTGTCAATCTTTTTTGTCTGTGATTTAAAATCTGTTGGGTTATAAACTCTATTCTCTCCGTATATTAATTTGTTTCTATCTTTAAATGTCTTGTTTGCCTCATCACCATCTTCTTGGTCTGTAAGGATTAACTCACTCTCAATAAAGTTAAGTGCTGGTTGTACCGTAAATCCTTTATCAAAAGATAATTTGTCTGTCCAATCATATATTACACCTGAACCAATATAATAGTCATATGGTTCTATAATTAATTGATTTGGAACTTCAGGGTCAGGAATAAAAACAAGGTTAAACTTTTTAGCAATTGAACTAAGAATATCAATCTGTTTAATGTTGGTATCTATTACCAAACTAAAATCTACATAACTACCTTCTGTGAATATAACATTTGTATTTGCTGGTTGTGGTGTATAAGCTAATGGTGCAGAAGATACCCCAACATTTGATTGACCTAAATTAACACCATAGTTTACATAGTATTCTAAACTAAATGGACAACCATAACCACAATCAACATATTGATTACTTGTCCAATTATAAGTTGTACCTGTTGTATTTGGTAAAATTGTTAATGACACAGGTGATGGAATTGAACCACCTCCATAACAAGGATAAAAATCAAAATCTAAAGTTAGATTAATTTGGTCAGCAGATAAACAAGGTATACCTGTTCCTTTCTTAACAACATATATTGTATAAGTTCTATCTGTTTTAATATATTGAGTACCACAAGGATATTCACTACTATCTACATATGTTTCAACCAATAATACATCAACACCTTCTAATGGTATTGTCTGAGGTACTGGTGTTTTATAACCAAATTTAGTACCATCAAATGAATAGTAACCATACATATATAATAACTTAAACCAAGGTGTCTCAAAGAAATCTGATTTAATTGTGTATCCATAATTCTTAAACATCAAATTTATCAACGCATACATATTAAGTGATGGTTTTAATTGATTGTCTAATATTGGATTTAATGGTGAGTTAATTCTATAATCTGCTGTCACACCATTTGCTGAGGCGTATGCGGCATATGTTGCGTATGTACCAATTTGATTTGTTGATGTATATAATCTTGTTTGATTTGCTACTGTAGCACCACTTAAATTAACTGTATCACCTGTATATTCATATCCGTTATGAACAATAGGATACATCCATAATGATGGAATAACTCTACCATTCTGTAATGTATTTTGAAACCAAGATGCTGATGTGTTATAAACATTGAAAAAGTGATTGAAGTGCCAATCCATATCATTGTAATCCAAGTCCTTTAATAGGTTGTTACCCATCTTACCATATAGGTCAGCTACGGTTGAATATAAGGTCACATCATACTCAACCTTAGAGTTAAGTACAGAAACTTTATTTAACCTCATATAACCACTAAAATACTTTTGGTCATCCATTAGTACATCTATGTTAACACGTCTCGTTACATCAAAGTATAATGAGTTTGTGTCCACATTAAAGTAACTCTCAAAGAATGCGTTATTCTTCTTAGAACCTGGCAAAGATAATCCCACAGAATAATCTGAGTTTCTTTTACCAATGTCCTGTAACTCTGCAAATGATTTGTTTAATTTAAGTGGAATGTCTGTATATAAATCTAAAGTATCATAACTTAATACCTCAGTAAATGTTGTTGTAGTGTCAGGTGAAACATAATAAGACATTGTAGCTCCTGTTGGAATTGATATTCCCGCTGCAATATATATTCTATCACCATCATAAACTTTAAAGGTTCCAATTAAATCTGATGTACCATACTCTTCAAATCCACCCATACCTTGTACTGTACCATCAGGTTTTGTGACAACAAATCTAATTCCGTAATATAGGAATAAATCAACACCATTACCTGAGTATGGTGACATATTAACATTGTAATAGAATGTACCCGTACCACCAGTTACTCTCATAAAAATATCCCAACTATCCGAAGATGAAGAACCTGTTGTAGTTCCTGTGATTGGTGATGTTTCTGTTCCACTACCACCACTAGTTACATTAGTATCTGATATTACAGATAACGATGTGGAACCTGTAAATTCAATACCTGATGGTATGTTTGTTTGTACTCTTAATACTGTCTGTTGTTGTTGTGCCATATTAGAAACCTTTACTTACAAAGTACCCATCTGCGTACTTACAAGTTATTCTATACTTGTTTAATTTTTGATGCTTCTTTGTTATTGTCTGTACCTCTGTTGATAAAACCTGTACTGGTCTTAAATCTTTATAATACTTATCTTGTCTATCCAATGGTGAAATAAAATCTGATTTCATTTCATATACCTGTGGTGACATAAATAATTGCTCTAACCAATTACCATATTGTACATTCAACCAGTCACTTTCTATAACAAACTCTCTTTCTACGTTTGTATCAAATGTCTTAACAGTTCTACCTATATTTCTATCAGGTGATTGTTGAGATGTTGAATAATATCTATTGTCAAATGTTTGTCTACTAATCTTTTTTGTATCTTGTCTATATCTCGTAAATGTGAAATAATCAAACCCACCTCTTTGATTTAAAAATCCAAGTCGTGTATCTTCAGGTCCACAATTTTCTCCTAAATAAAAATAGAACATTTCTGATAATGGTCCTACTGGTCCAATACTATTTCTAACATTACTATTAGTTGGGTATCCATAACATATTTGAACCGTATAATAATCCCAATCTGACCAATCAGGTGTTGAAAATATATTTGTAATGTCCGCTGGTCCACAAGGTAATGCAAATATCCTAAGGTTATCTGTGTAACCTGTTGGTGATGCGTATGTTGTTCCACTATATCTTAATGGTTCATAAAATGTTGTTTCTACATTATTTGTTGTATCATATAAAGTAAACTTAACAAAATCCGCTTCAATCACTTGTCTGTCTCCTGTTTGTCCTTGTAGGTAATATAATACATAATTTTCGTCTTCTTGTATATACTGAATACGTGGTGCGTCAGTTAAAAATCTTGATGTTTCACTCATCTCAGGTAGAGTTGGGTAGTCCATCAAATATTGTGACATTGGTGACAAACGTCTGTTTATATCCAATGTATTAAGAGTAAATCCTGTACCTATTACAGAACCTAATTCTTGGTCAAAGTTTGGAAGGTAATATTTGTCAGTTCCCATTTGGAATGCTCCACCAACATAATTAAAATAATTACCTGTGTTTGTAAATCCTGATGCTGTAAAACCTGTTGATGTTACACAATATGGAATATCTGTATAGTGATTATAATTGTTATATGATGTCTCACCTGTAAAAGTATTACCACTCAAATATGCATAACGATATTTAATGTTTGCTTTAATTCCATTTGGATATGGATTATTAATATTAATTAAATTGTTTGTATCAAACCAATCACTTTCAAAATAGTTTAAGTAATGTTCTGACTTAACATAGTTTGATAAATAATCATATGGTCTAATATTAAACTTATATGTATAGGTGTTACCTGATTGTCCTACATTATATGGAACAATTGACATTGCACCTACTTGACTATCATCAGAAAACAATTGTAATTGTAATTCAAGAGATGCATTATATGTGCTACCTGTTAAGATAACTTCATATTCACCACCTCTTTGATAAATCATATCTGTTGACCTACGTAATTGTGAGTTACTATTTAGTCCGTTTGCGTATTGTGTTGGGTATCCGAAACTCATATTATAAACCTTCTATTAAGTTTAACAAATCGTCATATGATGATTGTGCAATCATATCTCTAATTTGTGTGTTATTTAAAATCTTTTCATACGATATGGTGACAAAGTTCTTTGGTATGTTTTGGTATCCATATTTACCTATTGACTTTGCTACAACGAATGCAGTATTTTTTATATTTTTTTCATTCTTTGGTAAGAACTTTCCTGTCTTTAAATCTCTAATTTTAAAACTATTTTTATTTTTAATCCATTCTTCTATTGCTCCAATATTTGCATAACCACCACCACTATTTGGTTTTCTATCGTTAGCCAACCAATATGCATATGTGTTAGATAATGGTTGACCGAATGCTTGTACTTGAATAACCTGAACACCAGCTCTTTCTTGTTTAACCACGGCCTTGATAGAATTCCTCAATTTACCACTTGCAACACGACTGGTTAAACTCTTTTGGTAACGACCATACAAGTATACCTTTTCAGATAAACTCTCCTTTACGATGTCCTCAATGATGGGTGTTATTTGGTCTAAATTCATTATGATGGATTTATAATTAAGTATGCTACCGTATCAGTATCACCATTACCGTTTGATGTTATTGTAAATGTATTTGTACCTTTTGAACTTACTGCAACCATATGTGCATTAGTTAAAGTTTGTTTGGTTAAGAATATCAAACTATTAGCGGTAACTAAACTATTTGATACAACCACACTACTTGGACTACCATTATCAAGTACCGCAGTTCCCATTGTTTTATTTGAACCTGATGCGAATAACACATCACCACTTACATTTAATGAACCAGTTATTTGTGTATTAGAACCAATCTGTAATGGGTCACTACCTGATTTATGGAATATTCGTGTTGAATTATTATTTATTTCAAATTTATTATCAAATATTGAACCTGATGAATAAGACATTCCACCTATTAATAGGTTTCCTGAACCACCTGCTTGACCATTATGACCACCAATAAAGATATTATTAGAACCTGATATAAAATTATCACCAGGACCTTGAATAATTACGTTATTAGAACCTGTGGCGAATGGTGTATTAAAACCATTTAAAACCATATTCTTTTCAGAACCTGCAAAGAAACCATTATTTACTCCACCTACGTTACCAATAACTGTATTATAATTAGAAGTATTTCTATATAACCACTGGTTACCACCAAGTGATTGAATTACACTTTCGTCATTTGATGTACCAACTCTTAACGCTCCTGATACTGTTGTTTGTCCGTTTAAACTACTTGAACCAATTATTTGATGATTAGAACCTGATATATTAACTGAACCTGTAACAGTCATTGTATCAGTTTTCACATCCACATTTCTTGTACCATTACTATTTGCTATTTTAAAAATTACTTCAGTTCCTCCGTATGCGGCTTTAAAATTAATATCGCTATAATTTGAACCACCTTGTGTACTAAGATTAAAGTTTGAACCACTTGATAATTCTGAGTTAAGAATATTAGTAAAACCAAATATATCTCTAGTGTTCATTTGTTGTGCAACAAAGTTACTCATCGCACCAGCTTCATTTGGTGAACCATCAAAAATTATAAAGTTATTTGTTTTTAATTGTGAACCTGATATACTAACATTACCACCTCTGAAGTTTGAAGAACCTGATACACCTAATGAACCTGTAATTGTTGTATTACCATTTGAATTTAATGAACCTGATATATTAACTGAACCCGTCATTCTAATATTGTTAGTACTATCAACGTGTATTGCGTTTCTTCTATTACCTGCTGCTGTTCCTGTTCCCACAACAAATACTGTGTCTTGTGAACTTTCTTGTAATGAACCTGTTGCGTTATATCTACCAACTATAACCGTACCACCAACTGTTGTTGTTGTATGTGATGCTGATACTATTAATTCTTGTCCTATTAATGCAGTTGAAACTAAATGACCACCTGTAAATGGTGAACCACTGTGAAACGAATTTACAACATTAACCCTTCCCATCAAGAAGTTTGAATTGAACGTTCTTCTTGTACCACTGTTTGAACCTGAAACAAAAAGTTGTTGGTTACTACCACCAGCAAAGTTTTGAGTTACAGTTATATTATTAACTGCTGTTGAAACTGATGATGAATAGTTATTGGTTACATTTATAGCACCAACGTTTTGGGTATATTGTATTGATGAACTATTATGATTTAATGTTTGTACAGAACCTATAATTGTATTATTTTGAATAGTTGGTATTGTATCTAATATTGTTGTGTTTGCATTAGATGTAAGGTTAATACCAACAATATTACCAGTCATAGATACTGATGAACTTTGGTGGTTTATTGCAACAGGAGCCAAAACATTATTACTAGCAAAACCTGGTGCAAGTAAAGAACTTGTTGTAAATGCAAAGGTTACTAAACTATTTAAATTGTTATTTGATACTGCTGGTCTAATAATAGATGATGTAGTAATGGTTGGGATTGTAGTAAAAATGTTATTATTACCACCAATATATCCATATGTTCCTTGTGTTACTAAAGTATTAACTCTATTACCACCGAAAATAATATTATTTGAACCTGATATTACAATTGAACCTGTTACATTATTAGATAACTGACCACCACCATTACCACCAGTTATTGTACCAAATATTAAATTTGATTGTGAAACTGCTGCTGATGCTGAAATGTAACCAAATGGTACCGCTAAAGAACTTGAATTTTGTGCTTCTGTAGTTACTTTAATTAAACCATTGTTTAATGTATTTGTTAATAAACTACCTGAAATAACTTGGTCACCTCTAAGATTTAATTGACCTAATATATTTACACTACCTGTAACATTAATATTACTAGACCTAATGGTTACATTATTAGAACCTGATATAATAACTGAACTTGTTGCTAAGAAATTTATTCCATTTGGTGAGTTAAAACTTATTGAACCAGATGATGCTGCATCCCAAGTATTAACGAAAAACAAATCACCTTGTGCTTGAATGAATGATTTTTCTGCCTGTAAGTTAATTGCTGTCTTTGTAAAACTACCACTTTCAACTTGAATATTTATATTACCTGTTGCAATTGGATTAGTTATGTTTACAGCACCATCTATATTTGTATCTTTTAAACTATTTGGTGTTGAACCTGCTTGTTGTTGATTAATCTTACCATCAACATTAATATTGTTTCTTGGATTTGAACCACCTGCAGTAAGATTAATATTACCATTACCTTGTGAGAATAAAGTAATACTAGTATTGTCTTTTGATGTTAAATTAATTGAAGATGTTGAAATATCAACCAATGGGTTACCTGTATTACCTGTAAATGTAATATTAAAAGAACCAGTAATGGTTTGGTCACCAATAAAGTTATTTGAACCAGTTGTTGCAAATTCCGATGTACTTGGCATTGGTGCATATGAAGCGGATACTGCGTGTGTTGCTTCTGATGCTGATAATGCTTGTGTAGCATAAGATGCTGTACCTACTAATGAACCTGTAATGGATGGTACACTTAATGAACCATTAATTGTTGTATTACCATTTACGGTTGCTCCACTTAATACAATTAAATTATTATGTATTTCAACTGAACCAGTTGCTTGTGGTGAATATATTGCGGCGTTACTTTCACCTTGAAAATCAATTAATAAATGACCATCCATAAAAATTGAACCAGATGATAAGTATAAATCTCTCCATTGTGCAGTAGGTGTACCTAAATCAAATTCATTATGTCCACCAGGTATAATAGAACCTGTAATTAATAATTGACCATTTAAATTTGAACTGCCAGATACATTTAATGAACTACTTAATATGCCAGGTGCACCTTGTATAAATGTATTATACATATTTGTTTGTGCATTGATTAATACATCTGCTAATGCACCATTACCACCTATTGTTAAAGTTCCAAAACTATCAGAAGAGGCATCATATATTGCATTTACTTTTAATTTACCTCCTGAACCATTTATAATAATTTCATTATTACCTGAACCTATTTCACCAATAACTAAATCATTACCTGTATTGTTATTAACAATTTTAACACTTCCTGATATGGTTTGGTTACCTTTAAATACATTTGAACCTGTGATTGCAAATGAACCTGTGTTTGTTGTATCAGGTGCATAAGATGCAGACACTGCATTCTGTGCTTGACTTGCAGATATTGCATTCTGTGCAAAACTTGACGAAATAGAAGTGTCTGAGTTTATAGCGTTACTTGCACTCAATGCATTTGTAGCATATGATGCAGTTCCTGTTAGGTTACCAACAAATCCAAGTGATGATGTTACACTACCTGTTATAACTAATGGTCCTGATGGTAATACAACCGTACCAAATAATGTTTGTGTATCGTTTGATGCGTCACCAAATTGGTTTGAACCACTTGAATATATAATTGAAGCAGTTTCATAAACTGTTTCTAAATAAGTAATTGATGCTGATGTTGCGGTTAGTGTACCACTAATACCTAAACTTCCTGTGATTGATTGGTTACCACCAGCAGAACCTGTGGTGATTAATCCATTTCTATTAATTGAACCTGTAACACCTTCTAATGATGTTAATCTATTGTTTTGTCCTAAATCAGTTGTAGCAATAGAACTTGATAATGAAGTTAAAGAACTTGTTGTTGCAAGTCCTGCAATTACATTGTTCTGATTTAAATCGGTTGTTGCAATACTTGAAGATAAACTTGTTAAAGATGATGTGGTTGCTAATGAACCAGTAATACCTTCAATAGAAGTTAATCTATTATTTTGTCCTAAGTCAGTTGTTGCTATTGAACCTGATAATGTTATTAATGATGAGGTTGTTGCTAAAGTAGCAATAACATTGTTCTGACTTAAATCAGTTACCGCAATACTTGATGATAAAGAAGTTAGTGACCCTGTTGTTACAAGACCATTTATCTGATTTTGTAATGAACCTGTTTCAACATTTAATCCTGCAAGTTGTGTGTTAACAGAACTTGTGTAAGCGTTGAATGATGAGGTGGTAACTAAAGAACCTGTATTAATAGTTATTACTTGTCCATTCACAGTTAGTGAACCAGATATATTAACTTCTGTCAAACTCATTTGTAATGGAGAATTATCCCCATCACCTGTTTGTACAGTTTGAAGTGTATTAGTTAGACCATTAGTACTATCAGTCATTTTTAATAGACCTTGATAGGATGATGATACGAAGAGATTATTAAGTTGCCCCATAATGTGTTAAATATTTTTTGTTATGTATTTTTCCATTCTTTATTAACGTTTTTCCATAATTCAGCCAAGTCAGACCATCTGTTAGCAAATGGTCTCTCAGGTAAATCACATCTGTTATAATCAAAAGGTTGTGATAATTGTATATTCATTACCCAACCAGTAAGTATTGTTTCATAGTTCTCAAGGAACGGTTCAACACCTGCTGGCCACAAACTCTCGTATTCTGATAAATAGAACGTTGCCATTATATCTTTCATAATCTCAAGAGTATCACTCATTACATCTCTTTGATTGGAATAGTCACTATTAAGTTGGTCTGTTACAATTATTTGAAAGTTGTATACCAATTCGTTTTGATTTAATAACGTGTCACCAGGAATAACATACATTCTTGTATACTTTGGTTCCTGTTTAGTTATTACATCCATTGTTAGTTGGGTTAAATCCCCATATCCAAATGAATTGATTTGTTCGTGGTTGTTTGCAAAATCTTCTAAGTCCTCTATTACTTGTTTATAATTTACTAAGTTTGTTGACACGGGTAATGTAAAACCTGAATAAATAGGTAGTACACATATGTTATAATCAAATGGTTGTTCTAAGGTGATGTTCATTGTCCATCCACCCAATATCGTTTCATACGCTTCAAGAAACGGTGTAACACTTGGACCCCATTCAGGAGTATAAAATAAACTAAAATCTCCATATTCTGGTCTATAAGATTGGTATATAATTGTAAATATGTCTTTTGAAATCTCCAATGTATCAGACATAACATCTCTTTGATTGGAATAATCTTCATTAATTCTATCTAATATAATGATGGAAAAGTCATATAATAATCTATTCTCATCTAATCTGACATTTCCTGGTACAACATACATCTTTGTATATACGGGTTCCTGTTCAGTTTCAATGTCCATTGTAATCTGTGTAATGTCACCGTAACCAAAAGAATTGATTTGTGGATGGTAATATGCCATACCACTTAAATCCTGTATAATTTGTTTATAATTTGTCATCTATTAAGAAATATAAATTTATCTGTGTTGTGTTATGAAATCTGACCACGTGCTCTTTTTGTTTCTACTTCTATATGTTTTTCCTTTTCTATTATATAGGATAACTGGTTTAAGATTTCAACGATTGACTTTTCTGTAATTTCTGTATGTCTTGATATGTCATCTTGAGCAACTCTGTTAAGAACCACATACCATCCAAATCTCTCCTCAAAAGACCTTTCATAAGGATTTTCCTCATCTTCCATAGCATCTTTAATTGCACCCAACTTATCTTCATCCAACTCGTCAAAGATGTTGGGGTATAGTTTGAAACATTCTTTGCGAACTGAATAAAAAAAAACTGAGCTCCTAATGCGACCTCCACGTTTAATCTGTTTTTAAATAGTTCTGCTCTATCATCTAATGTTTCCTGTGTATATTTTTCTATTAAGAACTTCTTCTTATCCTTTGTGATTATCGGTCTGTAAAGTATTGCTGTGATAATATGTAAATAATCTAATACTTCCTCAGGTTTCTTTGTCATCAACGTATCAAGGTCAGCAAACTCACCAAACGACATCTTCTTCCACGATGGAAGAAATCCATACTCAATACCATCTAATTCAAATCTATCTAAGAATGCTGGTGTATTCTTTGGTAGGATAGAATATATCTGTGTAAACACAAAGTCTACTTTATCCCTTTCAGCTTCCAATAGTTTCTTTTGTGGTGCACCTGTTAGGATGTTAATTAGTTTTGTTGCAAAGTAATCGTCATCAAACAATCCTTTGACCTTGTAAATCTTTACGTAATCACCTAATGTGATATACTTTGGTATTCTGTATTCTATACCTTCTAATTCAAATGTTAGTTTCATATAAATGATATTGAGTATTTTCCTGTTGTTTTATTATTTTTAAGTTCAAAGTACATCCTCATCATTAATGCATCTGATAAGTCAGGAGATTTCCCCAATATTCTTTTCATATCATCTTTTGACATCACACCTACTTTGTTATCTTTATCTATGTCTTTTAATTTTATTGCTAATAGTTCTTGTGTTAAATCTTCTACCACAGCTGGTTCAAGTATGTTTAAACTAATCTTCTGTTCTCTAAACATCTCAGATAGTTTTATATAACATTGTGATTTAAGGTTTGTAAAGTTCTGTTCGTGTAATGGTCTTGCATTGTTCACAAAGTTTGTTGCTCTAAGTAAGTCACTAATACCACCACCAACACCATCACTATCTACAATTACATTCTGTGTGTGTATTCCGTTAAACTTCATTAGGTCCTGTATTTCGGTGTATAATTCTGTGGTGGATAGTTTCCTATACACGTGACAAGATATGACCACCATACCCACCCAAATCATTACTACGGACCTGTCATCACCAAATCGTGCAACGTCAATAGACATATACTTCTTTTCCTGTGCGTTTGGTTCTAATTTATATATAGAATTGGTTATGTCATCAAACTTAAATAAACTATCACTATCTTCTAAGTAATCCCAATCACCTTCTAATAATCTTTTACGTTGTTGTGGTGGTAACTCTTTTAACATATCAATATATGATGGTGGTAAGTGTGGGTTATCCATTGGTAAACTTGGAATGAATACTTGATTGTCTTGTAATCTATCCTGTATGAATGGTATGTAGAAATCCTTTTTAATCCAATTATTAGATGGGTTACAGGTCATCAATACCTTTGGTATTAACTTATACTCATTTAGTTTATATCTTATACGTGACTTAACTATACTGAATGCTAGTGATGTTATCTGTGCGGCTTCATCTATAAATGCTGCAGTAATCTCAAGGGAACCTAAACTATCATAGTTAGGGTCTGATGGATTGTATGCAAGGTCTTTGAATATTATCTCTGACCCATTATAGAATGATAGTACATTACTCTGTCCATTGAAATTGAAGTGTTGTCCACTCTTAAATCCCATAGTACCAAGTAAATCAAATAACGTATTAAGTGTTGTTAGTTTTAATTGTGTTAATACTGAACGACCTATCAGACATCTTATACCTTGATGATTTAAACATAGTGTAGTTATCCATAAACATCCCAACCAAGATTTACCTCCACCAGCAGAACCTCCAAATAAAACTATATTAGTTTTGTCATCGTTTAAGTTCTTCCACGCTTGTGATTGTCTTCTTGTAGGTGTTATATCAATTATGGACATATAGTATTCTATTTACCTTCTTATACTTTGCAACCTTATACTTGTTCTGAAATTCCTGAACAAAGAACCAGTCAGCCCATTCGTGGTCCTTCTTTAGTTTAATCTTCTGAGCCATATTAGTCTTGGTCATAAAACTACCTATATCTATTTTACCTAATTGTAATTTAGATTGTATGGGTATGTAATCTCTGTTAATCCAATCGTGTACCATATCACAATATACAAAGTGTTGGTTCTTACTTTCCTCTAACATTATATCAACAAACTCAGGGACATAGTAGTTATCTTCACCAGTCATTATCACCCATTCTTCTGTTGCGTTATCCAATCCGTGTTGACGAGGTGTGTGTCCCCAATCATTGTGTCTCTCAGGTAAGATGGTTAGTTTAATCCTTGGGTCATTAAAGAACGCTATAACAATCTTCATAGCTTCTTGTACATCTTCTTCAGGACAATCTGCAACAACGTGTGCTGTCCAATTAGGATTTGATTGTGATTGTAGTGAACCTAACATCGTTATTAGATGTGGTACTCTGTTGTAAGTTGGTATTATAAATTCTATTCTCATATTCTATCTTTAGTCATTTGGATGTATTGTTCTGATATATCAATTCCAATATAGTCCATATTATTTCTTTGTGCAACCACCGCTGTTGTTCCTGACCCATTATAACAATCTAATATCAGTCCATTTTCAGGACACGAACTCTTCACGATGTTCTCAACCAGTTCCTCAGGGAATGGTGCAGGATGTGGGTTGTTCTTTTCTTTGTTTATTCTCCATATACTTTTCTTGTGTGTTGCAAGGGATTTATTAAAGTATGGAATACTATTCCAATCCTTCTTAATCCAAAATAACCATTCAGTTGTTGGTAAGAAATAACTCTTATCTAACTTTGGTGTGTTACCTCTATCCCATACTATTACTTGTTTAACATTGTAATCATATACGTAGGATGGATGAATGGTATTGTGTTTGTGTAATATATCTATGTGGTTATAATAAATTGAACCAGTAGGTTTAATAATCCTCACGAGTTCATCTAATATCTCCTTCTGTTGTTTGATATACTCCTGTGGTTCTAAACTATCGTGGTACTCATCATACTTAATAATTCTTTTACCAAAGTCACTTCTATTCCTTATCCAATAATTTTTATTATATGGTGGTGACGTGACGACAAGGTCCACAAGATTACTTTCTATCTTCTTTAATTCTATTAAACTATCTCCATTTATTAATCTCATATTCTATAGGGTAACCCAAAAACGAAGTTTTACGCGTGGGTATGTTAAATTTTTTTACTCTGTTAGGTTGATGTTAATACTAATTGGTTCACCACCTGATGTGATGTCAATCTTCTTATTCTCAAGACCATAGAGTTTATTAATGTCTGCTAAGGTTTCACGTTCCACCCTCTTATTGTTGTCAGTTCTGGCCCTAGTAAGTAAGTCAAAGTACCTTGATAACTGCTCGGAGATAATTTCTTCCGTCTGTTCTTCAAACCTTGCTTTAATTCTATCCTTGCAATCTTTCCAAATAGTTTCAGCCGCACGTTCTGTAATGCCCCATTTCTTGGCACCGAGTTGTCTGAATTCTGTGTAGCTGAGTTTTTCATAGAGTATCATTTCAAATGCATCAGGTATTCTTTCTTCATATGTTGCAATGTTAGATTTCCTACCACCTTTATTTTCTTTTTCCATTATAGTTTTATTTTTAATTCATACTCAATGTAGTTCTTTAACTTTCTTGCTTGAGTGTTTACACACGTTTTACATCCCCAATCAAAGTTTTCGTTGAATATATATTTATATACTTCATTTACGAATGGTCTTTCTTCTTCTTTAATACCACCCAATAAATCATATGCTAGTTTAATTTGTTCGTTATTGAATGATATTGTTTCATCCATCACTGGTTCTAATTTAGTAACCACCTTTTTCTTTTTACAACTTGTACATCCCATATATATAAATATTAAAAATTGTTAATTAAAATCTCAACACCAACTAATTTCTTCCCTCGGTTACTTGCTGACTTCAAAAACTCCTTCTTATACCATTTAAAATCGTTCTCAGGGAACCATTCAGATAGTAATGGGAAATCATAGTACGAGAGTGAGAACTTACCTTGTATGGTACTTAAAATCCTTGCAAGACGTTCGTGATTAGTTCTATCAAACCCGTGATTAGAATAATAGTTTTCTGTCTTCCAATACGGTGGGTCATTATAGAAATAGGTTTTAGGTCCATCATACTTCTTTATTACATCTTCAAAGTCCATACTCTCAATAAATGTAATCTTCTTGAATAGTTCAATAAACTTTGGGTTCTTTAACTTATCCATAAACGTAATGTACTTACACTTATATCTTCCCTTGTAATCATTGTACTTAGCTTTCAATGGATGTGCTCCTGAAAATACTTGTGTTAGTATATATACATATTTACAAGCGGTACTTAAGGAATTGACTGGTGTAATCTTAAAGTCAGGGTCAGTTATTTCCTTTTGGAACTCATAGAACATATCAATATACTCTTGTGGTGTTGTCATCTCACCTTTCATCTGACAAGGATACTTTGATAGTTCTTGATGTAATCTATCAGGAACTTTAACCCATTCAAATAGATTTGCATTAAGTTTATTGTAGTCATTGTATACTACTGTGTTTAGGTTGGGATACTTTGTTATATCCATATTATAAAACACCCAAAACATTCCTGAGAATGGTTCAACGTATGTTTCTATATCTGTTGGAATGTATGGTACAATCCATTTACCTATTTTTGATTTACCGCCTATATAACTTATCAATTGTTTTCTTCTGTTTTATCTGTATCTTCTTCTTGAAGTTTATTTTTATACATTTCCATTAACATTCTTCCGTGTTCATTTAATTCAAATGTATGTAACTCATCAGGTGTTTGTGTTTGTTCCGCTGATGTTATTACTTCTGGTGTTGACGTTATTACGGTTGGTGCTTGTCTTATGTTCCCTTTACAATTACATCCCATTTGCTTTCTTTGTTATAGTATTACGTTTATGTGCGTGTAGCACTCCTTGATATTCTATATCTAAATGGTCAAACTTGTAGTATGATAATTCATACCCGTTATCCCTCAATATATGTTCACAGGACAACAAACAAGATAGGTTGTGATACTCTATACCAATGTGTCTAATTCCGTCCAATGACGAGGGTTTAATTGCGTTTAGGAATATCTCTGAACCTTCCACATCAATCTTCATTACTGTTGGTTTGGTTGCAGTCATATATAAATCAAACTTTTCTGTTCTGTC